ATTTGACCTGTTTTGCTTTTGCTGCGCGGGATGTAGCGGCAACTATCTGGTCTTGACTGAATCGGCCACCCGTTGCGTTGTTGATCTCCGTTATAGAAGTTGCGATGCCAGCCAGGTCCTTAATGCCGAACTCGGTGCCAATGCCCTTAGCGGCGTTCAGTAACTGCTTGACCTGCTCCGGGTTCTTGCCAGACTGCACAACCAGATCACCCATGGCATCGCCAAACCTGCGGCCCTCATCGGTGGCGGTTTTGATCTCTCGTTGGATCCTCTGGACTTCTAAGGACATTCTCTGCATTGCAATTTGCCCAGCAACACCTGCCGCTGCCATTACCGTGCCCAACTTCAGGAAAGACGCCTGCCCAGACTTGGCAGTTTTTTGGGCCTTTCTCCCGGTCCGGTCCATCTCCTTGCCAAGCTTTGACGAACCAACAACCGCCCGCTGTTCGGCCCGCGTGAGTTTATCAAAGTTCGCCGCAGTTTGCGCGATGTTGTCAGTGACCGTTATTTTCAGCTTAGCCATTCATGTTCCCGCAGTATTCAAGGTCTAGCAACCATTCATCAGTAAACGTCATGTAGTGAACCCGCCGGCCTTGCCTCCAGGCTCGGAATTGCCGCCACCTGGCGTTTCCACGAAAGGGGTTGCGGTTGTCTGGCCTGCCTCCATGTCGTTGACGATCTCGACTATTGTACTGATGTCCATGGCGGACTCTACCACAGCAAAATAAGCATCCTCGCGTAACAGGTGCAAAACGCTCATTTCTTGGGCCGTCAGGTCATAGGAGATATTCAAAACATCGATAGCAAGTTGACGCATTTTCTCTTTCGGATAATCTGGCAACCCCTCAAAGTCCACGCCCTGTTTCAGTGCATCAAGGATCCCGGCCACCAGTTTCCCGTGGATCTCGGCGCATCGGTTGGCAATGTCTGAAAACTTGCCTATTACCTCGTTGCCCCAAACGCCCCTCTTGAGAACTTCAACGACAGGCAAAGAGCAGGTTTCAATCTCAGGATTTATAACCGGGATGCTCCACTGGTTCCCGTCGCCAAGCCTGACCCAAAAAACGGGAAGGGCATCAACCTTGGGTCTCGCGAACTGTTCAGGATTCGCGTTCTTGTCCGCGCCTATCCACAAGGTATCGTCGACCTGTTGCCAGCGTTGGTTCTCTGGCTCGTAAGCGATGACGATACCGGCCTTGCCCTTGCCCCCAAACATGGAGTACAAAAGGCCCGTCCCAGTGCCGGGTCCTGGATGTGAGCGCAGAGAGGTAAAAGGCTGTACGCCTTCCGGTGGGTCCACAGACTTCTCGCGCCAATACAAAATAGGGGCAGCATTCACAGGGAAGCACTCCTTATGCGGCAAGACGCTCGTAAGTCAACTGTGCATTTTTGCCGTCGATCTCGATGAAGACTTTGCAGTTGCCCAAGCTGAATGCCTGAGTCCCTGCGCTGTTCGCATCATCAAAGTTCAACACAACCGCTTCGGTTGCTCCATCCTCAAGGCGGGCAACAGTGACCTTGTCCAGATCCTTCAGTACCATCGTTCCGGTTTCCGCTGCACGGTCGTAGTAGTAGTAAGCGGGCTCAAGCTGGTCGTCGTCCTGCACCTGGTAATTCCAGTTGTGCTGGATGCTGACCATGTTGCCGATGCTTGCACCGCCGACCGTAACCGATCCGGGGTAATATGCGGCGGTGTTGGTTGCCGATGCTGCAGACGTTGTTCCGATAACGAACCCAACGCCAGCAGTCATTATGCCAAGCCCAAGCACTTCGATCTTGGCATGTTCGCGGGGTCCAGCCTGGATGCTAACTGGCAGAAGTATGCCATTCGCCAGTGTGTAACTGTTGTACGTTGCAGCAAGGCCCGCATTGCTTGCGTAGTCCTGCCACACAGCCGCCATGGAGGTGTAAGTTTTGCCCGCGCCGAACAACTGGAAAGCCGTTACCAGTGTCGGGTCAGTCAATACCGCCCGGATAGCTGGACGCTTGCCAACGATCTGGATAAGGTCGTCTCGGATTTGACCACCAGACCGCAACCGGTCCTCTGTGGGTTCGTTAAATATTCTGAGCGATTCTTGCTCGATTGGGCGGCTAGTTCCGCTAAGAGTGAGTGCCCAAGGTGTTGACCGTGTAAGTGCCATTCTGCCTTACCTCCGTTTACGTTTGCTGATTCGGGGTTTATTCAATTCTTTATCAATTATTTTGTCCATCTCATCGGCCACCGCCTGTTCTTCTGCTGACGTGATCGCGGTTAAAGCAATATGCTTATTAAAGCCGCCTGCTGGATTCTGGAACAGGTACTGCGGGACGCCGATGCTCATGGCCCGACCTGCGCCGATTGGGTTGCCTCGCTTCGTTGCTGGCCCCCTCAGTGCCGCCCGCTTCAGATCGCCACTCTTAACCAGTGGCAGCTCATTCTTGCGGTCTATGGAACGTTTGGGGCTCCGCTTCAGTTTGCGTCTGATGGTAGACTTTTGCGCTTTCGTCTTACCCTGGAACTGTCGTTTGCGGGCGTCGTTCATTGCCCTGCTCTTGGCTCCGGACTTAGAGTATTCACGGGGATACAGCGTAAATGCCTGGCGGGTGAAATGCTTGGCAAGGTGCGTGCGCTGTTGGTCCAATCCTGCATCCACGGCAGCAATAAACATGCGACGACTCGCCGCCTTGCTCATATCTGGAATGCTGCTGTCTACCGTTACGCCCATTGCTTTACTCCGGTGCCTCTATTGGTTCGGTTGTGGTGTGAGCCCAGACGTGGCCGCCATCCTTGCAGAAGTAGCGCCGAACAACTTCCAACTCCCCTTTTCCGTTCGGGGCCTTTGCTGTTTGATCACAGGGACACTTGACCTTGCAGTGCGGGCAGAAGTCGGGTGGCAACTGGTCGTCTTTCTTTTTCTTGCCCATGGTACTCCTTAACTGGTTAGATATTGCAGTTGCAGGGTCGTCTGCAGCCCTGACTTGGACTCGTCGAATTGGGTCGTGGCGTTTACCTCGGTCGTGGTGATATCAGTTAAAGGGAAGTCGCCGGCAGCGGTCTCAAGTCCGAGTATTATGGCATCAACAAGGACAACAAAGGCTTCGCGGGCTGCCGCGTCTGGCCGGGTCGTAGTGCCTATCTCGATCAGAGTAAGCTTTGCCGACCTATCCTTTAGAAAAGCTTCTGGCCCCCGTGCGATGACATCCTGTGATGATCCTCTGGTGGGGTCCCATATTGTGGCAAACTTCAGCTTTGTTAGGTCTGTTGGGACTTCGTACTTATAGATGTAGTCGGCAGGCGTCACGGGCGAACCAAGCCAGGTGGTGAAGGCGCTAATCAAAATCAACTGCGCGGCTATATAATCCATAAAATCGTTCATTGTTTGCCCTGCCTGTGTGCTGATATGAACTTGGCTTCAAACCGCCACACCAGTGCCTTGCCGTCTATCCATGCGTTCACTATGCGCCAGACCGAACCATCTTCGCGCTCTATCGTCTTGTCTTTCTCAATCGTCGTCTCATCTGAAACGAGGATAAAACCCTCTGCCATCTGCTCAAGGATATAACCATCTCCGCGCTGTTCCCTGTCCACATCAACCTGAGGTAGGTTGTGGAACGTCCCGGTAAACTGGGTGCCGCTGTCATACGTCAGTAACTCGCTTGTGAGCGTGTCTGATATAGCCGCGTCAATGATGTCGGAGAGCATAGACATAGTAAAAAGGTGCCAGACCGCAGGGGAGAAGAAGGAGGTGCCCCTACGGTCCGGCTTGTGCCGATTATACCATGGTTACGAGACAGGCGTGTTGCCAGAACCCGTAGCCAACATTGCGGTTTGTGTCGACGCCGTAGTTGTGCTTTTTCTCGTTGAAGGCAAGTTCTGAGCCCTCAGCGATAGCATCCAACGTAACAGCGGTTTCCTGCTGGCGAATGAGTGCGCCCACTCCACCGGCATTACGACGGAACACGGCAAACTGATCAGTCCAAGACGCATCAAGACGCGCATTGCCGTGGACAGACAGGTTATACCCGCTGCTCATCAACTGATTGGTTTTGCCTGAGTCAAGGACCCGTGCCGTGTTGGAAGCGTGAGCAGCATTCAGCAGAGAAATAGGAACGATGACCTGAAAGTCACTGGCGTTCTCATTCATGGGCTCGCCCTGGTCATCAAGAAAACTGATGATCTGGGAAATAGCCTGCAAGATACACTGTTCCATTTCTTCGGGGCTCGGTGCAGTAATACTGCCATGCTGGGCAACGGGAAGCGCACTGATATCAATGCTCAAATCGTTGTCCTGCGTTCCAGAGTCGCCTTCGGAATGATCGGTATCAAAGAAAAACTGGCCGTCATAACAGGCAGTCGATTCGCCGTTGATAATCAGGGTCGTAAGCAACTTGGCCCAATGCGCGTTCGTGCGTCGGGCCATTTCTGCGATACGAACCAGGACCTGGCCAGACTTGTCACGGCGCAGGTCGTCAATCAAGACTTCCAGAGTCGCTTCGTAGGACAGGTTTGCAATCGTGATTCCGTTTTCAGTGAATCCCTTTGCGTGACGACCCCCGACCCATTCCCGCATTGCAGGAGCTTGGCCGAGCCAATTGTATGTTTCCGATGCTTGATCAGACTCGAAAAACATGGAGATACCGGAAACCCAGTCCATGCCCTCGTCTTGCTCAAGTACCTTGTAGAATTCGCCGATAATTTCCCGGCTACTGAGACTTTGCGCGCCCATGGTGTATCTCCTTTTTGGTGTCGCGTTACTGTCGAAAAAAACCAACAAGCAACCGCCGCATAATCAGCGCGGCGGCTGCCATTGGTGTGAGTCTTTAGGCTTCCTGTGCCCAGATGCCAACCTGATTCGTAACGGTGTAACCCGTTGCGACAAGTCCCGACATCAACTGAACAAGGTCGCCGCGCTGGGCAGTGGCCTTAGTGTTGAGATGGTCCTTGTTATCCGTACCAGCGAGGTCCGGAGCGTGGATCAAGTCTGCGGCAGCAGGGCTGACCGCAACCAACACAGCGCCAAAGGCCCCGATGTTGACGATGGTGCACTGGATGCCGGTTGCTTCTGCGGGAAGCGTGATGACCTTGGCGTCGGTGTCAACAAAGAACACCTTGCCGTTGTCCTGAACGTCAAGCGTCTTGTTCGCACTGATCGTTTCGTAGAAGCGCGGAGCCCCATACACTGCATACGGATCTTTTCCGCGCATTGCATCAAAGGCCACCTCGACAACGCCAGCAGAGATGAACCGCAGGACAGTGCCGATGTAGACCGCGCCAACCGGATTAAACACAAACGTGTCATCATCGGTAGCGTAGACGGGTTGCCCCACGTCGGTAATCACTGCACCAGACACCGACAGTTTGACAACGCCGTCAGCAATTACGCGGACGTTTTTGTCAGCGGCAGCACCGGCACTGTTATCATGCTTGGACTCTGCGAAGCCCACGAACTTGTCAAGCGCGGCCAGTGGCTGTGCGTGACCCGTTGCAATCACCAGACCGACGGCAGCGCCCTCGAAAATGATGTCAGAAGCGATCATTGGATGAGCGCTGATGTCCCCAGGTACTCGGACCTTCGGACTGTTTACTGTGAGAGTCGCCATAGTTATTTCTCCTGTTTTTGACTCTTTATCTTATGGTTCAACACCTACCCGGCGTTGACTCGGTTTACTTGTCCTGTCCGAAAATCCGGACGTTGCCTTTGGCGTGTTGTTCGGTGTAGGCTTTGAAGTTCGCGAAATTGCCGTTGAATTCCTCGCGAGCATCTTCGTCGTTTTCCCACATCGCCTTAATTTGATCCTCAACCGACTCGGCGGCTGTGAAATCAACGGTGGCCTTCTTTGCGGCTGCTGCTGCGATCTTGGCGGCGTCTGCATCTGCTGCTTCGGTGGCCGCTTCGCCTCCATCGGCGACAGGTGCAACTGCATCCGCCTGGATGTCTTTCAGTGCCGTTCCGCCGCCTTCCTTGGATTTGGCGACGATCTTTAGAGCGACATCTCTAGCGCTGCTTTTGCCATCATACATGGCCGCGCTGACAATGTCCTCGAAACCTGGGACGCTGCATTCGGCAACCGCCTGGATTCGTTCACGTTCAAGTTTTGCACCTTCTTCAACGCCAGAAGCGCGAATCTGTGCAGCGATGTCTGGATGTGTGGCGCTGAAGGACTCAAGCGTGAGCGCCTCCGGCTTGTCGGTCTGGTCACTCATTTTAGAGCCCCTTTTTTGTGTTGTTCTTCCTTGCGCAAATTCAAGCGCGTCGTCGAATGATGAAACCGCGTCAATAAGCCCCAGTTCCACGGCAGTAGCAGCGATATGAACGCGACCATCTGCTAGGACTCGCACCGTGTCTGCGGATAAGTTTCGCCCTTGAGCAACGGCGGCAAGGAAATGCTCGTTTAGTCCGTCGATACGCTCTTGAAGGGCCTGTAGGTGTTCTGCGGGTACGGGTGCGCCTGGGGCAAACGCACCTTTGAACTCTCCGGTGGAAATGACGTGAACAGTCACGCCCTCCTTTTCCGCTTTGGCGCTAAGGTCGTGGACTACTGCCACGGTCCCTATGCTGCCGATCTGCGCGGTAGTGTTGGCTGTAATGCGTCGGGCCGACACTGCAGCCCAGAAAGCGGCTGATGCCCCCAGGTCGTCAATGTGAGCAAACACCGGCTTGACCTTATCAGCGGCCCGGATGTCGGCGGCAAGGTCAAAGGTGCCCGCAACGTGTCCGCCTGGACTGTCGATATGGATCATAATTGAGGTAACATCGGGATCTTTCACTGCTGCCCGGATCTTCTGGCGGGCTCGGACTGTCGAGGATCCGCCAAACTTACTGTCCCCTTTCATTAGCGCCCCGACCAACGGAATGACAGCCTGACCGCCTGGCCCGACGTGGAAAAGTCGACCATTCGACAGTGCCGCTTCTTCGACGGGTGCCTTTGCCTGCCATAACCCTGCCCGAATAGCAGAAACAGCAGTTGTAAGGAATGAGGGTTGGATAGCCCAAATGCCCATATGATTGGCAAAGCACTCAGGATTGTGTAGCTCAATATCAAGCATCGGTTTCATCCTCGTTTGATTCTGGTTTTTCTGGCGTGGGCTCTGCGGCCTCTTCCTTGCGTCGTTCGCGCTGAACCTGCTCGATAGGCCGGCCAGTTGCGGCCAGTGACTCGAAAGACTTAGAGCTGATGCCCATTTCCAGGCGCATGTCGGCGGCTTTCATGGCGTCCACCTCTCTGATGGTTCCAAAGGCGTCACCTATCCAAGTGCTGCCCAACCAAGCGCGGCGAAGTACTGGATCGGAGAAAAAACCGGGTGCGGCTATGCGGCCCATTGCAACGGCATCCGAAAGCCAGACCTCGTAAACAGGTTGACAGAAATGCGCGGCAAGGTGGCAACGACGGGCACGGAAATGCTTGGCCGCTTGCAATAGGGCGGCTCTGGCAGCGGTAAAACTGGTGGTGAACTGCTGCATGAGCAATTCCACAGGGAGATTGACACCGACCGCGACTGTCTTGAGGATCGCTTGCAAAAACGGCTCAAAGGCGGTGTTTGGCCTGCCGGGGTCTGCAACCTCTACAGATTCGCCAGGTGCCAACCCTAAAACATTGCCGGTTCCCATGGTGTAATCGGTGCTGTCCACGTTCAGATCACTGTTCAGGTCCTGAATCTCAGACAGCAGACCTGCAGGATCCTCGGACTTGATGAACACGGTAAAGAACGCGCTGACAACTGCAGCATCCAGCTCGGCGTCGGTGTAGCGCTGCAATTGCTTCAATGGCTCCATGACGGCAGACAAAAGCGGCTTGCCCCTGCGCTGTCCGGGTCGACGCTGTGTAAAATAGTGGACCATGTTCGGCAGATGAGACTTGGCACCGACCGCTTTGACCTTACGCCATTTCCGGGTGCCGGCAGAGTAGATCCGGCCAGGGTGATGCAACATGACATGGTATTCTTGCGGTTCGCCCTTCTTGTCAGTCAATATGCCGCCTGCAAGCGTGTCTGTGTCGGATGCGTTGTCCGCGTTCGTTATCCGGTCATTCTCGACCATCTGCAGGTGCAGGCTGTAGGTCTCAAGCGCTCTGAGAAACCGGGGCATCATCACAAAGGCGTCACCGTTCAAGCATTCCTGATACATCGACAGAAATTGCATTTCATAGAACGTAGACTGCTTGTCTGCGGCAACCCTGACATCCTTGGCCCAGTTATGAAACTCGCGCTCTGTTGCCGCCTCCCACTCGTCCGCCTGTTCCTCTGTCATGCCAAGCGCTTCATGGTCAATCTCGCACTTGAGCTTCATCCCGGTCCCGGCAGTGTTGGTAGCGACAGTGTGAATCGCGCTGGACGCTATCGGGTCGTTTCGCTCAAGGTCTCGACTCCGGGCCCTCAGTGTTGGAAGATCGCCCAGTATATCGGAATCGGCGTCCCGGCTGTTCGGGTTCCAGTTGCGCTGTGGTTTGCGGCCAGATCGACCCGCCTTAAATGACTCGAGAGCTTCAATCCTGACCCTGGCAACCTGCCGCTGCTCGCCGCGTACAGGGTCGCAGAAGTCAACAAAGCGGTCTATGAGGTTCTTGGGTGGCTTCTCTGTCGGTCGTGTGCGCTTAATTGCCACTGAATATCTGTCCCACTGTTCCGCCGTTTGCTCTGGCGAGTTCCCGGTTAAGTGCATCCAAGTCTTTCCGTAAATCTGACAAGGACGCCCGCTTCAACCTCTGGTCATCAACTTCGATCTCCTGACCGCCTGTCCTGACTGCAGACATGGCGGTGCGGACTTCGTCAATTTCCAGTTGGATGGCTGCCGCGCTTCGTGCCATTGTTATTCGCTGTCCGAGGTGGCTGTTTCAGTGTCGTCGCCGGTGGGCTCGTCATCGCTCGGGCCATCCTGGTGTTCAAAGATGGCGGCGAGGATCTGGCCCTTATTCGCACGGGGCAGCACCTTCATCCCGCAATTCGCTTCCGCAAACTGTAACAGGCCGGCCCGCGTCCAATCGAGGCACGGCTCTTGTGATTCCTTGTCAATCACCTTGTCAAGCTTGGCCTGACTCTTGCCTGCTTGTTTGGCCCGCTTCAGTGCCTTGAAGTTCTCCGCAACGAGCGTTTCAAGGTCAATGTCGGTGTTTTCTTCGACGGGAATAACGAGGTCCTTGCTGGTCGTGGCTTTACTGTTTGCAATGGACTCGCTTGTGTAGATGCCGTTTGTCTTAACAAAGGGCGTCCGGTTCTGTTGGGGGAGGAGTGTGACGTGAAGGAAAAGCATATTTTCTCCAGTTGAATTGAAAGGTTTCGACTCTCAACCTATGGAGGGGACGGGACATATTTGCAATCAGCAGTGCAATATTATATCTACGGCGTAGACAAAAGTTGACACTCTTAGGGTGGGTGTGAACTTTTGTATCAGTGTGGATACTTGGCAAAACAGGGTGGTATCTACGCCCAGAACGGGTTTTTACGTTAAATCTCGGGTAGATACTGCCCGTTCTGGGTGCTTATCCTATAAAAAGCAGCCGCCCTCGCACTCCATCGAAAACAACTCAAGCTGATTCGCGCCCAGTGAAACGTCCTTTATTGGCATTCTGGATCTGTGCAAGAAACATGGGTCGGTGATGCCCGCCTTGCTGAAGTCGCGCACGGCCTCATCTAACTCAACGATCCGCGCCCACTGCTCTGGGTGATTCTTTTTCAGATCAAGGAATATGTCGTCTGAATGATAGGGGCAAAAGATGCAAGAGGACTTGCGGGCGACGGGCCACCCACGCTCTGCCAGTATGTTTGCGCAGTCTTGCCTGTTCATACACGCATCGATTAAGGGGAACCTGTTTTCAACCCACTTAAGAGGGTTATCCTTCATGCGATCGCTCTCATCTATGGTGATACCAAGAAAGCACAGGGTCTTGTGGTTCACCCTCTCTCCCCGGTCGTAGCCCAGTAAGCGCCTCACTAATTTCTGGATGGGGCGAATCTTATAATCTCTAGTGCATTGCCTTTGCAGCATTCCTTTGGGGTTTTCCGTGCTGTGCGTGAATAGGGGAATCTTTGGACACCTGTCTTTCGTGCCCGCCGCAACCGCCATAATATCATTGGCAAGGTTTCCGGCATCAACAACATGCACAGGGATATCTGATAGACGCTGTACCTGCTCAACAATGTCATATACCCACGGCGGTTCGTCGCCGCAGTCCGCGAATATTGCCGCATCTGCGCGGGGGACACCCCCCAGCCCAAGGTTGGACATCATCACCAATGCCGTCGATTGTAGCCCTGCTCCGAATGAAATATATGTGAAATCTGCCATACCTTCTTCTCCTTGTTGTTTATTCACTTTACCACCATCAGCCCAATATTTACCACCAGTTCGTCAACTCCGTCTATCAGTATCGTGGATCGGGTCAGCATTTTACGCGTCCTGCTTTGTTTTCCATCTGAAATTACATGCGGTGCAGTGGTGATACCGGATGATAAAAGAAATGCTGACCCCTGATTCCAGCGATACTATATTGCCCTTTGCGCTGTATGGCTGTGTTCCGTATGTCGTGATCGCACCTTTGCCCCAACTTTGGCACTTGGGACACTTGAGCGCGTGATATTTGTGTGTTTCGTGCATTTAACGTCCTACCCCCTTGCTCAGAACCTTACGACCCTTGCGCGGTCTCTGGCCTTGTGCGTTTTCGGTTTCCCATATCTTCCGCAACACCAGGAACATCTTAAAGGCGTCGAAATAGTGATCATCGCGGCTGTTATTGTCCCACTTGATGTATCCGGCATCAGGCTCCTTCACTGGCGGTTGCAGTGCGGCAATCTGGTTCTCAAAGTCCTTAGACAGCACTGCATAGGCTTCGTGAGACATCATGTATCGCCGCTTGTCGTACTCAAATTCCAACCGCTCCGTTACCTCTGGGAAAAACACATAATCCCTCTCTCTCTTGTTCTGCGAATACAGGTAGTACAGCGCTTGTTCCTTCCAGTATTTAGCGTTCGCGATGAACAGTTTGCGCTTCTCGATCGATTGCTTGTACCCATCCGCGTAATTGTGCCCAGACCCCTTGTAGCCCAGTAAACGGGGATTATCAGCCATCAGCCGGTCTATGTCCTTGGATCGATGCCCGCCATGGTCAACCATGCCCCATTTCGGAACGTGCCCCTGGTATTCGGCGTCAAGTGTGCGGATCAACTCTTCCTCATCTGCGGCAAACCCATGGCTGATCAGATAGGTCAATCGCGGCCCCTTTGATATGCCCCATGCAGTCCAGTACCAACCGTGATCCTGTGTGTCAGCGCTCCACAGCACTAAATCCAGGTCGCCCTCATGCGGCACAGGCTCGCAATGAGTCCGCAACTGCCGGGTAATGCGCGGATCTGCGGACGATACAGGGAAGGGGATGCCGCGCCAACTGTTAAAGAAGTCAACTTTGTCCTCATATGTCCCACTATCGGCGATATCCTTGGCTTCTGCGACCTTTGCCCATGAAAGCGCGGTAACCTCCGGGGCTGCCAATACCCCCCACTGAAACCCCCTGTGTTCCTCCCTATCGGGCCGTTCCGCCTTATATGCGCCCAGATCGTTCATCTTCAGCGCGTCCCGGTATGTGTGGCGGTGCTTGCAGACAGGACAAACAAGGCGAATATTGCCCTCTATGACCTCATTGTGCGCGTCACGCTCGCCAAAGTCCAGCAGGTCCACGTCATGGCTGGGAATCGTCAAACCCTTGCAACCAAGGCACCGCAAATGCCAATATTCCTGTGAGCTGGCATTAAACTCGCCACCGATGACACTGGCATCCTCAGTGCCGGATGGACTCGACGCGCTCACATGCTTGGAATCATAGACCTGGCGGCGGCGTTTGTGCAGGTCGCGCAGTCGGTTCTTATTGCCCTCGACACTCCGCGGCCATCTGTCAATCTCGTCAGCATGGGTTACGCCGGCAGTGTGCGAGATTGCTGGTGATCCTGCACCCCAGAAATAGTGAATGGACTTGTCCAACTTGTACTGGTTCTGAGCGCAAGCACCCTTTCTGTCCAGTTGTACCGCCATTTCAGGGAATAATCGCAGTAACGGGTAGATGATGCCCGTATTTATCTCACCAGCGTGTTTGTCTGACTGATACTGGGTTATCATCGGTCGCGGTTCGAACAGTTCTCGGATGATGACCGCGAAGTGCCAGACGCTGCTTTTGAACGTCTGTTCAATCGCCATCAGTGTTACAATCCGGTGACCCTTTGCGAACTGGGCCCGCAACGGTTCCTTCATGCGCGGCGGAATCACCACCAGACCCGTCGCCGTTGTCTTCTTGATGGTTGTCAGGTCAATATTGGCCTCTATCCACTCAACCACATCATCAGGAAGGCACAACGGCACCAGGGCAAAGCGTTCAGCCTCAAACTCGGCGGTGAAGTCCCGGCAGATTTCCGCGCCTATTGGATAGGTAGTGGTCAAGGTTGTTTAGTCTCCCATCCCTCAACCTTATAATCGAACTTCGGCGCAGTGACCACGCAACCGTCCGCCTCTGGTTCTGGCGTGTCGGTGAAATCCATATGCTCAAGGTCATCCTCTGAGTAGAATCGCAGGGACTCAGGCATAGCAAGCATTGCCTCAGGGTCGATACGATCCGCCGCGCTGTGGTCTGTCGCCTTGTTTTCGGAAACCGTCACCGTCGCCCACAGTTCATCGGCAACCCCGGACACTATAAGTAGGGCGGTTTTTAGTTCGGCCTCAGATATGCCATGATCGTCCCCGTCAGCGTTTGGCATCACCTCTTTCAATATGTCGGCGGCAATCCTGAGTTTTGCCAGGTTCGTCGCTCTGATGTATTCAAGTTCGCTCATTTCACATCCTCCAACCAAATCTTAATTCCAACCTTGGCACAAACGATCTTACACCGATAAATGCACTTCATCTCCTTTGCCCGGTCCTTAACCAGCAGAACGATACCCGGTTTCAGGTCGCGAGCCTCCGCATAGTACAGCGCATGGCCGATAGCTTCCGCCCATTTATCGCACCAATCAACTTCAATCGCGTGGGTTGGTGTCACGATATCAGTGCGGGTGCCGTCCCAGTTGCGGACCTCTGCAGCGTGGGGATTTACCGTCTTTGTGATCCAGGCTGCGTTGATGATACTGGTTTCTGTGTACGAATCTCGCGCATTCCATTCGGCAACGATACGCGCCGCTTCTTCAACCTCGCCAGCCTGGGTTCCGATGGCAAGGGCAATGATTATCAGTAGGTATTTCATCTTACTTCATCTCCTTCTTATGTGTTTACTGTAACTCGGTCCGGGTCAATAACTGTCTTGGGGTCTGTCCGTGCGTTCACCGTACAGCCAGTAACGAACACCACCCCCTTGCGCCGGCTCCCGTCTGGCTGGATGGGATAGCGCCGGAAGTGGAACGATCGGTAGTGTTCCTCTGGTGAGGCGTGGGTGCCGAACCTGGACGCGCTTGGGTTCCCGATGGTAATGAGCTTCGTGCGTGGATCGTATTTGCGAGGGTTCACAGAATCGGGGTGCCCGTCTATTACCGCTTCGGGACATGCTTGGATGTAGACGAGTAAGCGGAATATGAAACCGAACAGGCCAGTTGGGTTGGTGGGGTGCCTGGTGTCGTAAGTATACCAGGCACTACTGCATAAAGGGCTATCTGCTACTGGCGCAGCGGGGCAACTTGGGGTCAATGACATAGTGCTGCTTCTCCAGGTTCCGTCCTTGGCCCAATCGGGAAAAGTACAGACCAAAAGGGACGATAAGGCCGACCCGTTGTGCTGTAAGCCTCGTGGAAAGTGGACCCGGAATGATTCACCACTGAGCTCCATCGCATCAAATATATCAAGGGGCGCAATATCCACCTGTGCGGCGTTTATTTCATTAAATAATATGGGGTCCTGTATAAAATAGGATTTATTTGATGGAATATCGGGGTATTCTGACCATCTTTCCTGTCCTAGGCTGCCAACAATGTTTTGATCGGCCCGCCACTCTCCTCTATCATTGCACCAGTATTTTAGGCCAAGGCCTATTAGCTCATCCAGCCCCCAACTTTCACTAATAATTTCGCGGCTGTCTGCTCTCGGGACGCCTTTGTATGATTTGCGGGCAAGCCAGTCCGTCCACGACCTGTACCGCGTATATTTCTGCCTGCCCATTACTTCATCTCCTTCTGTTTACGTTCTTCGACATCCTTAAGCGCGGCAGCCTCGATCTTGTTGGTCTCCGCGATCCACTTCTTCTTATCCTTGTTGCTCAACCCGTTCAGTATCTTGCGGAACCCCTCGAACCGCGTCTTTAGTCTGGTGTGTAGTTCGGCACAGTGTTCAATGATCATCGCTGATATGTAATCCGCCTGACCCTTCCGCATTTTCTCCGTCTGCATCAACGTACGGTCTAGCGTGGCCTGCCGCAGTGCCGATCCTACCTCGCTGTTTTCGTCGTTGGACATGCGGCCAGCTCGGACATGGTGCTTGAACAGGTATTCAGCAACGTCCCGCATGTCGTAGGTAACCCGGCCAGTGCTGCTACGGGTCGCTGGTAGTCCGTTCTTCTCCCAGTTGTTCAGGTTTAACCGGGTCGTCCCAAGCTTCACAAGCGCTGATTGAGCAATCATGTAGTCAGGGGCGGGCTTTTTCTTGGTCATACGCGGACAACCTGTTTGCGGTCAAGTTCGGGGAATTCCTCGCGAGATTCCGCATCCTCCGTCCAGTCGCTGGCTAAATACCACCCGTCCATGCCGTATACTTCGTGCCGGGTGATGGTGTCGACAGTTGGAAGCCGCGACCTTTCGTGATAGGTTCCCTCCCACACTTGGTATGCGTCCATGTCCCGGGGTAGCTTCTTTAGGTGCTCAATGTATTCGGCAACTGTCATGTTTCACCTCTGGCCTTGGCAAGCGCTGCGCGGGCAGCCTGGTACTTACCGCAGCGCGCGCAACCGCAACCATGAAGAGACGGATCGGAAGGGTGATAACCTGATGTGGTTTCGCCCAGTAACTCATCGAGTGCCGCGTACAGGTCCGGGGCCGATGCGATCAGGTGGGCATTGGCAACCTGGACCGCCGTTGCTTCCGCGTCAGACAGTAGCTCCGTTGCGATCAGGTGCCCCCATCCGCGTATATCGCAAATCTTCTGCTCGTATGCCAGCTCAGACAGGTTGTCAGGGTCAAGGGCCTTCCATACGGTATTGCCGGCAACGCTCCAATCTGCTGGTTCTGTCAGCCATGGGCCTGGGGTAAAGGTTGGTTCGCTCATGGTTTTGTCTCGCTCATTATCATTGCTCTTATACGTTCGGATGGACGCCAATATTTGTAGTCGGGCGGAATGTCCAATACCGGCCCGCTGTCTGTCATTGACACCTTCATCTGGACGGTTCCGCCAGGTCTGCTGTGGATCCCATAGCTCCCGTCGATTGTGCCGTCTAGCGGGTCATATGCCCACGGCACACAATACCCCGTCTCCCCCGGAACCATGTCAACCACCCTGCGATCATATTTGACTTCTGGTTTGTTCGCTGGCTTAATCTTGGCGGCTTCCTTCTCGGCAACTGTAGGAAACTTGTGCTCCATCGCGTCTAACTGGGCCTTATCTATGTCATCCGTCTTTCGGTCCGCAACCCACTGGATCGCGCCCGTTGTCTGGTTGTACTCCATCACGCCGCGCTTGATCAGGGTTTGGTGCCATTCCATGTTGCTCGATGACGAGATGGCGGCAAACATGAGGCCGCAGACGATGCCGACAATGTACGGGATACCTGCTTCTTTGATGAAATCTATCATGTGGTCTCTCCTTCTTCGGTGTCTCGGTGCTTTAGTGGGCGGGCTTCGTGGATCTTTACATTGTTCATCGTCGGTCTCCTTCGTTTTGGTGTCATACAAACGTTCCCGGTGCGGCAATCCACTCATCCAGCTTCTTCTTCGCGGACAGGTATTCCCGGTAGTTCTCTATCATCTCGTCAGTAAGGTCGGGGTCCGCAACATGAGACCCAATAAACAGATCAGCCGCCAGCCACGCGTTTTGGTATATAGAGGCAGCCCTGAACAGCCAGGCGTTATCCTTGTGAAGACTCTTTATGTGGGCAGGCGCTTTAATCACCCTGATTCTGCGCCCAAAAGGGTTGCGCGTGTTGCACTCAATAACCTGCCCCCGGAAAACTCGCTTATTCGACATTTGCGCATTCCTTATATTTTGTGTGTTTTATAATAATTTTTTGCATTTTTTCGCGCAGTTGGGGCGGGTTGGAAC